ACTAATTACCCTATGCTCCAATGGGCTCTGAGCGCTGTTGAGGCGCAAAGCCACCAAAAATGACTTGTGGTCCACCAGTATCGCGATCATAAAGCAACTGAGCATAACCTCCAAGCTCATCGCCTAACTCCAACTTCGCGACTTTGGCATCAAAGTGCATTTGACAGCCATAATCCCAGTCATAGTTCATGTTCAAATTTAACAGAACCTCAATGCTGGTTTTATGGTGGCACTTGAGTTTGAGAGGCTCTTCCTGAGCAAAAGGCGCAAACTGTTTCCGCTCATACCACGCTTTGTGGCCTTCGGTTAGTTGCAGCACTCTCTCAATCACACTATTAATGGGGGGGATGAACGAGCAGCCCTTCTTCAAGCCTAGTGCGACGCCTCGCATCATAGACTCGCGCGATACATTCGCGGGAGGGTTGATAATATACCCGAACTTCGCCAGGACGCGGCCTGGCTTGGGCCCAAAGACCCAACTCCCTCCTTCCACCTGGTATAAGCGGCAAGAACAAAACTCGACTTCTTCTGGGTGAGCACGATAAATCGCCTCACTGTCAAAGCCGAGCCCAGCCATACCTTCGCGCCACGGAAATTTAGTCCGCTCGGCATGGCGCATGCAATTGTCATCGCCTTGCACAAGCATTCGCAATGAATCGCGCGCCTGGTCTGCTGTTTTGTTTGTCCATTTACAGTATAGATACAAGTGGGACAACCCGTTAACGATGGAATTCATCAACGAGGTGTAAGGATCACCACTCTTACGAGTGCCGTCACACTTGTACCGCCAACCATGGTGGGTTGAACCGTGAGTGGAAATGTTAGCAGTCATAAGATCAAGGACTGCACGCGGTGCGCCCATTCTGCGGCACAACCACACTTCAAACTCACACCACGGACGACGGATCGAAGAGTCGAACTTGCCGAGGTCATCCTCGAGCCATCGCCCCCGTCCTCCCATCACGTGGTCTGCTGCTTTCTCAGCTGAGACACCACTAGTGAAGCAAATGAAATTCGCGGTACTCCACCGCTGCTTCAATAGATCCTGAAGAGCCATAATCCACGGTCCCACGAGACAAATGAACTCAGGCTGAGCTCCTTGTATCAATCGTGGTGCCTTGTCTTTACGCCCCAAAGGCGACGAGTATAAGTCATTTTCGACTTTCACAAACGATGATCGGTACGTGTACTGATACAATTGTCTGCGAGAAAGCTTACTATCCTCACTCACGCCATCGGCATCCAAGCGAGCCTTACAAGCTCGCAGGGTTTTCTTCACACTCGGTGATGCATTGGATCGCTCCAAATACGTCTCAAAGCTAACACTCTTGACCTCATACATGTAGGGAAAGATAGAACGCCAATTCTTCTTACACCACTGCAAACATGCCGGCAAATCCTCGGTTGGAACGGGGGTGTCGCAGAGGACACGAGCATAAAGAGACTGCTCTTCATTATGCTTATTGCTGGCGAAACCGTGCGGTGCATAGCCCTGTGAAGTGAAGCCGTACACGCACTGTTTGCCCCTTACTTCAAGGGGACCTTTGAGATTCAAGGGAGCTCTGAGCTCACCGGTACCCTGGCTTACTTTAGCTTTTGGTTTCAGCTGTTTCGGCCGCGGTAGACTCGCACAATTCACCAGTCGTCGAACCTGGACTGTGCGGTCCCCAACGTGCTTGCACTGGGAAACCCAGCGTAGCATTGTTGGTATTATTTCCTGCACACCAGCCAATACACTGGGCCCTGGATTGGGCTCAATGCCAACCAAGCGTGGGGCAGGAACTGGAACTACTACTGAAGCAGAGACCATGCACGCAGCATTAAAGCTGCCGTGGGCCAAAACTGCCTGCCAGTAGGGTAGAGAAAGAGTCGTATTATGGAAGATGAGTGCCGGTAGCCGCGCGTAAGGATTCGCGCCATTATAAACGCTCCACGCAAACTCAAAAATTCCAAAAAACCTGCCGATATACGGAATGCGCTTGATTGCTTCCTCGACCAATGGTGTCAGCACACACATAGCGAGAACATGATCAACCTGCACGGCCACGCCATTGGACGCATGAGCCGCAGCATAAGGCATAGTAAATCGGCGTCGAACCCAGGAATCGGCTTGTACATGAGCCGAACGCGCGCCTGATACTAGACGCCACGCTCCATAGGTAGCTGCTGCAGCTCCGAGCACAAGCCCGGCGGCAATCCACTTGCCCTTACGTGTCTGCAGCGCTTTCCTCGACTTCCTCACACTCACAGGCAATGCTGACTTGATGTATGCGCCAGTCTGAACGCGACTGACGTTTTGCTGCGTTTCCCAGCTCAGCATGAAACCAAGAGCCGGAGCATACAGATTCGTATCATATAGCTCAACGGCATTTATGGCAAACTCAGAGGTAAGTACCTTGCAGCGAGCAATGCTCAAGCCGTAATTAACACCCTCTGGGTCTCTATGCTTACCAGTCCACCAGTTCATCATTTCAACAACCACATCTCCAGCAATTCTCACATTGAGATGTTGCTCGTGAAAGTGGATGCCTGCATGTTCAGCGAATAGCTCTGTGACAGACTTGGAGTAGGGAGTATCATTCCACCACCCCAAAAAGTCCAACACAGGAAACTCATAGGTTGTAAATCTATGAACATCAACTGTTCTTCGCTCTCTGTACTCACTGACGTTTCCGCCAGGAGCGTCATCCTTGTCGCGTTGCGAGTAACACTCAACAAGCGCAACAGGCTCTCTCGGCACAGAAGCACGAGCTGCAATTTGCGCAACTCGGTTCGCGTGCTTGCGCAACGCCAACGCTCTCTGATCCTGCTTGAACCCGCCACCCATCGGTGGTGCTTGCGGGATTGGATTGAGAGGTGGGGCAACAGGCACGCCTGTAGACAATGGGGCCACCGCAATACCCGGTGCGTACCAGAGCTGGCCTACTCGGTGATAGCCATTAATCCTATGACATTTCAATCGACGTGTCGTTACGTCGCTCTCATAGGAATACTCATCTTGATACTGCTTTGGTAAATGCGTCCCAACACTTGCTTCGGGCTCGCCGCTAC